ATTATATCCATTTGTTTCTTATATAACATATCCCATTTAACTTGTTTGATTGTAAATAAAATTCCATCTTGATTATATGGTGTTAAATAATCTATATCAAAGTTATTACTATAAAATGTAAATGCTGGCATATCTAATCCATATGAATCATTAATTTTATTTTTCTTTATATACTTATTAAAGTTAAATACTCTACATTGAAAATCATATTCTTTAGGAATTAATTTAAAATCAATTAACATCTTCATATTTTGAAGAGTTATTCTCTTCTTTTTATCGCTAATTAAATCTATATAAAGTTCCATCGCTGAAACTCTATCATTATATAAATTATCAAATGCTCCCGATTTAATTAAATTAACCATTTGAGGCTTGTTAATTTTAACTTTACTCAAAAAGTCTGGAATTGATTCATATGGACGATTATTCATAATTTCACGAATTAAATCATCACCAACTCTTGTAATTCCACTTAAACCATAAATAATTAAATTCTTTTCTACATCTGGCGCAAATGTATATGAAGATTTATTTATATCTGTTGCAACAATTGTGATACCATTATTTTTCATTTTACCAATTGCTGTTGCAATCTTACCATAGTTTGTAGTTTTTACTTTCTTTTTCTTCTTACCATCTTTTAAAACTTTAACTGTGGCTGGATAACCATCACAATCTTCTTCATCATATTCATCAATTACTTCATCTTCACTATCTTCTTCAGTGAATTCTTCCATTTCATTATAATAAACTTCTTCAATATTATCTTCAGTTTCTTCTTCCTCTTCTTCTTTTTCTGCGCCGCCGCTGTCTGTGATAAGACACGCGCAATCCCAAAGAATTAATGGATACTTATAAGCTAAATTTAATTCTTGAAGCCCAATTAATGAATATGCTAATGTGTGAGATAAGTTAAATCCATAACCTTTACTCATCGCAATTAATATATTCCAAGTATAATCACAAAGTTTTTCATCTAAACCTTTTTCTTTTATAACTTTAAAATACTCTTCAGTTAATTTATCATATTCTGCTGGATTCTTTTTTGCAATTGACTTTCTTAACTTATCTGCCCAAGTTAAGTTAAATCCACCAAGTTCAGGCAATTGAACAAGTTGCATAAATTGCTCTTGTGCGATACATAATCCATAAGAAACTCCCAAAACTGGCTCAAGAATTTTTTTCGCTTCCGCGCCAAGTCCATATTTCTGTAGTTCTTTATCCCAATCTATCGGATGAGCTTTAAATCTTGCAAGTTTATTAACTGGTATTTCTCCACCCTTTTCGGTTGCCATTAACCTAATTGCAGAATTAAGAATTGCCAAGTCATCTACTGAAGTCGGTTTCATCGCTGCAATTCCACTAATACCAGATTGCTTTTCCATTTGGAATAAACTTTGAACTTTATGCTCCCAACACATTTTCCACATCTCAGGTGCTTCACGTTCTAATTTATAAATTCCAATGATTTTTTCATAAGTTTCTCTTAAAGTATTTTCTCTTGACTCATATCCATAATCACAAATTAAATCAATACAATTATGAATTTTATCTAATGCTTCAACCGAAAGAATATCATATTTAATTAATCCTGTATCTTCAGCTGCATGAAGGTCAAACTGAGTTATAATTTCTCCGTTGGGTGCGCGCATAAGTGCGGCCGAGTCAGTAAATGGTTCATCAACAAAAATAACTCCACCTGCGTGAACTCCACAACCATTTATTAATCCTTCAATTCCTTGAGCCACTTTCCACAACTCAGGATAATTTTCTTCCATTTCAATTCTAAATTGTTTACTTGGACCAAAACCATTTTCGGGGTCGCCATAAAAAGTTTGCTTCAAAGTTCTTAATTGACCTCTATCGGCCTCAATAAAAGAAGATAAATATTGTGCTGTATCAACATCAATTCCTAAACCACGCGCTGCTGTAAGAATTGCTGACTTTGACTTTTCAGTTTTTAAAGTCAATACATTCGCAACTCTATCTTCTCCATAAATACGACGGAAGTTCTTTAAAACTTCTGCTCTGCGGCCGCCTTCTATATCAATATCTACATCAAGAACTGATACACGTTCAGGATTCAAGAATCTCCAACGCTTTGTCTGGCTCTTTTCTCTTAACGGGTTAATCTGTGTTATTCCTAATAAATATAATAAGATAAATCCTACACCAGACCCACGGCCGCACCCAACTAAAGTTCCTGCGTCCCAACATGAGTCAATTATATTTTGAAGATTTAAAAAGTATGCACTCCACCTACTTCCATTTACTTCAGATGAAATCCATGTATCTTCAAGACATGCATTTATTTCATCATAAGTTTCTTTATTATTTAATTTTTCTTTTTCAGTTGCTTCCTCAAGACGATTTATAATTGCACATGCTAAATGTCTATCTTCAGAATAATCTGATTCATAAAACTTTTTAAGATAAGGAATTTTTTCCATATAAAAATTTTTATTATGTGTTAATTCAAATCTTTTCCAATTTAATCTTGGAATCTTTAATGGTTTCATTAAAGAATAGTCTTGACATTTATCTTTAATCTCTAAAATTGTCTTATACGCTTTTTGAAGAACTTCTTCTCCCATTTCTTTTAACATATAAGATTCAATTTCTTCTGTATTCATAAGATAAGTTGTTGCATAGAAATCATCAACTTCTCTATCACCTTGTTGGGAGTTAAGAAATGCTTTATGAATCGTTCTATCTTCTTTTTTTAAATAATGTGCATCATTTGTTATTATATATTTTATCCCTAGTTCATCACTTAATTCAACTAATTTATGATTTACATAAATCTGGTCTTTATTAAATGATGGTTGCATTTCAAAATAGAAATCTTCTTTTCCAAAGATAGCTTGTATTTGTAAAATCCATCTTTTAATTAAATCTATCGAAGGCGCGCCATTATCTCTATTTCTAAGAAATTGAGTCGGCAAACAACCTCCGAGGCAGGCGGTTGAACCAATTACATGGCCCGGATTCGCGCCAATTATATCAATTAAATCTTGATAATAAGTTGGAACACGTCTCATGCGGCGCGCCACATAACTACGCATCCATGCGCGAGTTGAAATTTCACGAATTTGTTCATGACCAATTTCATCTTTTGCTAAAAGAATAAAATGGAAATATCTATCTTTATCTTTATCAAAATTATCTGAATTTAATCCATTTCTTACAAGATAAATCTCATTACCAAGAATTACTTTAAAGTTTGGATTCTTTTCTTTTATCTTATTATAATATTTTTCTGCTCGAATATGACTTGCAATCGTGTCATGTTCGGTAATCGCACAGACCTCATGTCCTAACTCTATTGCGTAGTCAATTAAGGTTTCAACTGTATTAATACTATCTCTTAATCTAAAATTTGACTAAGAAAAATCAGTGTGATTATGTAAACTACCACCATACTGATTCATTTTTTCATCACCTCCTTAATTGACTCATAAAAATAATTACTGGTTGTATTAGTTTTCTTTTTAAAAGATTCCCACTCTTCCATTGTCATATCTCGTTTGGCTAAATTTTCAAATACAGTTAAATATTGTAAATTTGAAATGTCATTAGAACCACCTTTAGATTTTGGAATAATATGGTCTATTGATGGTTTTGCTAAATCATAAAAGGTATTTGTTTTTTCTTCCTGTAACCAAAATTGATATAAATCATTAAATTGTTTTTGGTAATAAAAGTGATTTATTATCTTCTTATATTCCTCTTTATTTAAATAAGAAATATCTCCTATCGCAGTACGAAAAGTACGATGAATAAATAAAAATTTCTCAAAGTCTTGAAAAGAATCTAAAAAATCATCTTCTAAATCCTTTATCATATTTGTTGCTTTGAAAGCTGCTTTTTTACGAATACACCCGCATGATTGAGTCATACGGGCGCCACGTAAATTACGTTGTCGTACTATTACTTCATTACCACAATCACATTTACATACCCAAGCTCGTTCTTTATTCGGCCAAGTACGTTCTTCTTTCGGAACTAGTTTTAATACAACTAATTTACCAAAGCGCTGTCCAGTTAAATCAATTCCTTGCATAAGTTTTCACACGCTCCTTTTATTCATTTATACAAACATTATTAAACTATCATACTCTCCATCGAAAAAGCATCCTAATTTTTGTAATGTATTAATATCTTCTTCACTAATTTTTTCATAATCAACATTAAAACCAATTATATCATGTTCTGCCCATAAAGGATAACTCTCTGGTATATCATATTTTCGAAGTAAATTTAATATTTTAATTATTTCCATTTTTCACCTTTCTATATATATTATAACAGAAATTTATTAAAATGTCAAATTAATTTAGGTTCAAACTTATCATTACATAAAACATTTATTTCATTATCTTCTTCACACCAATCATCAGCATATGGACAATCATATAATGGCCGTCCATTTAAGTATTCCAATTGTGTTTTTTGAAAATGTTTACAATCTTTACAAGTCATAATTAAAACCCCAATGTTCCATCATCAATCTGAAAGTCAGTAATAAAAATCTGAGGTGTTACTCTTCCCGCAAACTCATTTAAATTTGCTCTTCCTACAATTTCAATTTTAATTTCATTCGAATTAACTTGTGCTAATTCTTCAATCATTTCTTTTGCATGGAATTTAAGATAAGTAACTCCAAACTTCTCAATTCTAATTGTATCTGCATTCTTTCCAATAACTGCAATTTCATTTCTTTTTAAATTAATATCCGTTACATGAATAAGTGGCTCATTATTGTGTTGTCCAAATAAATCTTCATGCGCGGCCAGGTCATAAATTAAAGGAACAAGGTCTGGGTCTGCTGCGAAACGTTCGAAGTTTACTTCATACCAATTCTCACCAAAATCTACATCTGCAAGTGCTTGATTTGCATAGTCATGGAAGTCATGAAGATTTTTATCAAGAATTGATATACCACAAGCATTATCATGACCAGCGGTATATTCGAAGTAGCCACTTTCATTCATAAATTCTTTAAATGATTTGAGCGCAGACTCATTTAATCCTCTACTCGAACCGCGGTCATATCCTTCATCGTTGAGGCGCGCGACTATTGTTGGACGCTTATACTTTGCAGCCAATTTCATCGCAGTTAAACCGTTGAGTTCAGCGGGGAAATCTTCTTCTTCGAGCCTCACAAATAAAATTTTATTCTCTAAAAGGTCATATTTGAAGATTTTAATTTCAAGCTCTTCAACTGCTTTATCAAGAATTCGATTTTGTTTTGCTCTTGCATTTGTACACTCACGTGCAGACTCAATTGCAACTTCTTCATATGTGCCTTTGGCTCCACGTTTTTGACTCGGAACCATTTGATGGCCGTCGATAAATGCTTCGAAGCATCTACGCTTTTCATCCATTGCACCAACACGGATTAGAGCATTGATTAAAGGAGTTATATAAAATGCAATTGTTGTGGGATTTAACTTACCACCCATTGAGAAAGATTGCTTTTCACAAAGTGCAAGGAAATAGTAGTTTTTAATATTTCTTAAACCTTCATAGATAATATATCTGTTTTCTGGTGATAAGACACTCATCATATCACTAATAATTCCAAGCGCGGCGAGGTCAATTAAATCATCTGCATAGGTTGTTCCCTCACGTGAATCACAATAACGACAGAATTGCCAAGCGACACCGGCGCCGCAAAGGTCCTTATTTATATAGTTTTCAGATAATTGGTTGTTAATTATAACTGCATATTCAGAGAACTTAGTATCTTCTTCAACGATATGGTGGTCAAGTATAAGACACTTAATTCCAAGAACTCCTAATTGTTCATGGAATATATAATCATTACTACTACTATCGGGTAAGATTATATATCGAAGTTCAAGTTCATTTTTTAAGTCATCTTCAATTATCTTATCCATTAAATCGCTTAATCCATGACCTTTACCTTCATGAAGGATATAGTCTATATGTAAATCTGGCTTTACCTTTTTAAGATAAGAATACATAATTGCACTAGAGGTAAATCCATCTACATCAGAGTCTACTACAAGTAAAACCCTTTGATTTGGATTTAATAAAAGAATTTCCTTAAACATTTGATAACCTTCATGAATATTATCGAAGGCACGTGGGTCTTGAAGTAAGCTGGAGTCGGGTTGACCAAGAAAATATGGTAGATACTCTTCATTAACTCCACGTTCTTTTAAAAGTTCTTCTGTATAATTTTGTCTTATATCTTTATTTATTAATTTTGTTCGCATATTTATTCTCCTAGTTCATATTTATATACGGTTATTAAATCATTTTTGCTCACTAATACCGTATGAGTATATGGTTTAAGCATATCTAATGCCTGTTCTAAAAATTGAGTTGTATCTTTTATTGTCTTTCTTTCATCATCAGTTAATATTTTAGTTTTACCCTTCGCTTCATTTAACAAATCAGTTATTAAAGCTTGTTTTAGGTTAGAGTAAGCACTAAAAATCTTTGTATATGTGCTATTATACTTCACTTTACTATAACTCTCCTTTGTAAAAGTTTTTCAAATATATCTTCACCTTTATCTGTAGGAGAATCTTTTAAGTCAAGTAAACCCTCCATATCATAGATAAAAGAAAAATTTGCATAGTTTCTATATTTCTTACATAAATTATATAGTTTATAAAAATATGTGTCTTGCCCAGGAAGTTCTTCCTTATCAAAACAAACTACAATTTCATTTGGGTGGCAGTTTTGAACAAGAATTTTAAGTGCAAACTTATTAAATTGACTTCCGCATACGGCGGCCGCGCAATTAGGACGGTCAAAACTATCCATCTGTAAAACTGATTTTTCTGCTTCAAAAATAAAACATATACCAGTTTCTTTTATATTTTCTTTTGTTTTGTTAAGTCCATATAAGTTAAGAGATAAAGGATGACTATACCACTTACCTTCAATCTGAACTGGCATATATTTACCTATATTTTCAACTTCCCATTCATTTAAGGCTCGGCCGCGCACACCAACCAACTCATTATCTATATTATAATGCGGAATGATGATTTTATTCTGTGGAATCGAATATAAGATATTAAAATTATCCATAGCTTGTTTACTGATTCCATCATTTAACCATTCAGGTGGATAAAATTTTGTGAAGGTTCGCAAAATACCTTCGGGATATGTGGGAAGCTGGATTTGTTCTGGACGTCTATACAAATCTCTAATTGATTTATAAGTTGGTTGTCCAGGCGCGGCCAGCCGAAAATTACTGCAATCGAGTACTACCTTATAAATATCTTCATACCAATCATATGATATATTTCGACACTCATAATAGTGCTTGAGAAACTTAAAGATTGACATATTGCCATCTTCTGTATAACATACAAAAAGATGGTTGTTTTCATAATAATATAATTTAAGTGAAGCTTGTGAGGCATCTTCATTATGACATATCGTTGGAAAGATTACATAACCGGGGCGCCGCACATACGTTTCAACTCCAAGTTTCTCCATCAACTCAATAATTCTATCTGTATTAAGTTGTTCAATAATTCCTTGATAATCAATCAACTACTTCACCATTTTCTAATCTTTTTATAATTTCTTTTAACTTCATATCTTCTTCAGAATCCCAATTTTTAATCTGATATTCTTCTCTTTCATAGAAATTTTCAATTGGAACCATTCTTGAGTCCGTTACAAACAAATCTCTTCGCTTCAATGTTCCTAAATTCATAACTGACCAAATTCTTACCTGCGTCCACTCACCACTTCTAACTTTATATATATCTGTTACTAAATTAGGAGTATCCGCCATTCCACTTAAAATCGGAACTAATACATCTAATTCCTCTTTTGTTGGTCGTGCCATAATCGCACCATTATCTGCTTTATTAATCGTGCTGCGGCCGCCCGCGAGAGAACTTTCATTTCTTATATCTTTATTATCATCACCTTTTGCATTTAATTGTGTCGATGTAAACATTGCAACATCTAATTCAACCGCTAAATCTTTTAAAGCGGTCGCAAACATTAACAGCACTTCATCATTTCTTAAAGCAAAACCTCTAAATTCATCAAGTAATGCTGGACCAATAAAAATATAATCATAAAATACATAACCTATATCTCTTGTGATACAATTTTCTCGAACTAAAGTTTTTACAAGTTCTATTGTGGGATTCGGCATTTTAACCAACGTCAAATTATCTTCATACTTTTTCATTAACCCAATCGCTTGTGTTATAACTGCTTGCTCTCGTTCATTAAAATCCCCATATTTAAATCTACTTTCACTAAAGTCAGTTAAATAAGCTAAAATCATTTTTCTAACTTCTTTAAACTGTTGCTCAGTTACTATAAATAAAACTCGTTCACAATTACCTTCTTGAACCCATTCACAAGTTTCACTATTATATCTAATCGGATAAGCCAAATAACATGCATCAGCAACCGCATTTCTTGTCTTACCAACTGAACTTGCGGCAGACCTTATCGTTAAGGTTCCACGTCTCGCCCCATCTATAATTTGATTAAATATATGTCCTTGAACTGGTAAACCTATATCTTGAGATTCTTGTAATTGCTCAACTAATTCATCTATACCCTCGGCCGCACTTTCAGTTTCAACTTCGTCATTAACTTCATATTTTGTTTCTAATCCTAAAATTTTTGCTCTAATTCCATCAGTTATTTCTTTTAAAGTTAAAAACTCAAACTTACCATTGATTTCTTGCGCCTTTGGGTTAGTTAAATCCTCACAATAGAAACTACTTATATCAATTCCACTTTTCTTTAAATCATTTAATAAATTTAACTTCTTAAATTTATTATAATAATAAGGAAAGTTTTCAACCTGTGCTAATTCCTGTATATCCTGTAAATATTCAATACCATTATTACTTCTAAAAGTTGCCTTTGCTGCATCATTATGGCTCATCTCATTCTCTATGTCTATAGGTTGAATGTTTGTGGCGCCATTGCGATACAACACATTAATCGCACTGAATATATATTTTTCAAATCTATCGGGAAAGTCAGTTAAGTTAAAATGATATCGGTCCACTTCACTTAAAAACTGAGGACGCTTCATAAGACTCCCCAAAATTTGTTGTATACAACCTTTATCTATCATTCGTCCTCCATCCTTTCGATTGCGTCAAAATCCATTTCATATTTCTTTTTCTTCTTGGTTTGACGAACGATTACTTTTTTCTCTCTTGTTTCGGCCTCGCGCATTTGTCTTTCAATTTGTGCAACAATTCCATTACTTTCTCTTTCTCTTGCAACCCAATAATTACAAGCCTCAATATATACAAATGGAACTATACCAATGCCGCCATGGCCTTTATCCCAGTCATTCTTCTTTATCTCATAAAAATATTTCAAAGTAAAGAAGATACCCTTCATTGATTTATTTTCTTTTGTAAACTTTTTAAGTTGTGCTTCTATCATATGATAGTCATAACTTACTTTTAAATCTCTTGAAAGAAAGTCATAAATAAAAGCCTTATATTCTTCATCAGCTGCCGGAGTTGACTCTTTCCAATCCCTATAACACTTCATATGATAATACTTAGTGCCTTTACGAATATAGTCTACTTCTTCAACCATTTCGCTTCTTTTTATATTTCTCACATGACACAGCACACATTCACAAATATATTCTGCCATTTTCTCACTCCTTTCTAATTATATTATAACACAAAAATGAGAAAAAGTCAAATTTAAAAGACCTATTTTTCAATAGGTCTTTCATATCACATCATATCGCGCATTTCCAAAACGACTAAGTGCATTAAGTCAACCTGGTCTTCGGTTATTTCACTTAACTTAATTTTTCTTCCAAAAATCATTTCGACTTTCTTCAGAATTGTATCTGCATTAGCTGGATTAGAGCCAACTAAGTTACCCCAAAGTCTCTGTGCCTCCGCGCGCTCTTCAGCGAAATTAAGAGGCTCTTCAACTTTCTGCTCAAGCTTATCTACTACTGTTGCTCCATCAAGTTCTCTCTGTTTATCAATAGCTTCGTTAATTGCATCAACTAACTCTTGATAACCAAGTTTAATCTTTGGCGCGAGATAGGGGAAACGACTTCCCGCCATTACAGTAGGAGTTTGTCTAGTATAAAGCCATCTCTGACTTTCACCAGAATCATCCCACTCAGTAGCAATATAACCGATAATGTCTACGATTTGATTTACAACTTCATAACAACGCTTTGGCATTGATGGTGCAAGGATTTCAATTTCACTATCGTCTGCGGTCTTTTCTTTTCTAGTCTCTATATGTGAAATAAGAACCAGACCATAACCAAGCATTGTAATTTTTCTCAAACAAGTTTCAAATTCTTTCTTAACAAGATTCCAACCTTGTCCCCAAGGAATATCTCTTATTGTTTGAACCCCATTCTGCGCGCATACAAACTGCTCACACATTTCATAAGCAATTGTAGTCGTATCAATTGTAATTGTTGAATACATTTCACGTGCTTCTGGTTTCTCAAGCTGACGGAGGACTTGTTTAAAATCCGCCCAGCGATTAATATCTACCGCCTTAATTCCGTCAATTGCATTATATCCTTTTTCAAACGCAACTAAAAGATTTTTAGGAAAGCGGGAAGCCAAAGTGGTTTTACCCGTCTTTGGCTTACCATATATAAGTATATATTTTCCTTTTAAATCTCGTGAAATTACGGTAGGTTCAATATTTAAAATATCTATACCAGCCATAATTCACCTCC